TAGGGTCGGAAGAACGCGCATTGCGGCAGACGCTCTGGCGCGGTTCGTTTCCGCAGCAGCGACTCGGTTTCTTGCTTCACCTTGTGCCTCAATGGCCTCGGCGGGCGCTTGGCCTCGCATCCCGCCAGCAGCAAGCAAATCAGAACGAGGAATTGTAATGGTTTCCCCGTTCGGCCCCACAACGCGTTCCACCTCAAACGGAGCGCGGCCCGACGCGGCGGCTGCGGCTTCCACACCGGCATAACTTGCGCGACTTGCGTTCTGCGCGTCTGACGTTGCACGGGTCCGCTGGCCTAGCGCCTCGATTGAGCCGTCAATGTTGCGAACGCCAACAATGTTTCCGTTTGGACCGTAAACGGGCTCCTCACCCGGCGAAAGGTCGGGAATGTATTGATTGACGTTATTTGGGTCGTTTACGTCGCGCAGGAAACCATTAATGTTTTCAACTCTGGCAAAACGACGATTGATGCTTGCCGGATCAAGCCTGTTGTATGTCGTTCCGTCCGGAGCAACCGCAATGTCAATTTCGGGCGGGGTCGCCATCCGCATTTGAATTTCGCCCCACGTTTGTTCCGCCCATGCCAATTGGCCTGGATCGCCGCTTTGTGCAGCCTGTTGGATGAGTGCGATTTCTTGAGGCGTCGGGCCGCGCAGGTTTTGTGACGGAGCGGGCGGTGCGGGCATGGCCTGTGGCGCGGCGGGCATGACCTGCGGTGCGGCAGACATTGGCGCAGCGGCTACAGCAGCGCCCTGCGGGGCAGGCAGCGGTCCTGACAACAACGTGTCGTCTAGTGTAGTCGGTTGGGCAGGCGCAACGGTCGGAGCAGGCGGCGACGCGCCCGCCAACAGCACGTCTTCTAACGTCTGCCGTTGAGCGGGCATCGGCGGCGGCAGCGGCGCACCGTCAATAACTGCGGCAGGAGCCGTCGCGGCAAATCGCGGTTCTTGCGTATTTGTCACCACCGGAGACAGGGCTTCGGCAAGCGCAGACGGCGATGCTGCTGGAACAGACGCCGGGCCGGAAACGGGCGGCGATGTTGCTGTTCCACCATCAAGCGACGGCAAGCGACCAAGCAGCGCGTCACGTCTTGCCGCTTCCCGTTGCTCACGCTCCGTCCGCACCGCCCGCTCTGCACGGTTAGCGCCAAACTGCGTGATGCCTTGACCGAGAAGCCTAGCCGCCAGTTCGCCGTAGCCGCCCTGAATCTCTACGGGCTGGCGTTGTTCCTCAAGCAGTTTAGCCAGCATTGCGCTACGGCGCATTGTTGGCGTTTCGATCATCTGCGGGGCAGGCATGGGAGCGCGGGCCAATTTATTTCCCCGGACCACGGAACGGATAGGCACCAATGCCAGCGGAGCCAAGCGAGAACAGGCCGCTCATTAATGCGTTGTTCTGGCCCATCCGCGCCTGATAGTTCTGGTTCAACTGGTTTTGCGCCAAGCCTTGAGCGCCAAGAACGTCCGTCTGGCCCACGCCGGTCGGGCTGTATTGGATGCCCTGCGGCATACCAACTTGGCCCGTGCCTAGCAGGGCTTGAAGCTGCTGAAGGGGCTGGTTCTGGACGTAAGCCCGCTCTTGGAGGCCCTGCGTCCGCGCCTGATTACCGAATGTCCCGCCCGCAATGGCTTGCTGAATAGCGCGAGATTGTTCCGCGCCACCGGCTTGAATGGCTTGGTTGGCTGCCTCTCCGTATGCGTCAGCTCTATCTCTAGCAAAATCAGCTCGAAGGTTTCGCGTTGCCTCGCTATTCGCTCCAAGGCCCTGCGCGGCAAGACGTGCATCTTGCGACCTCTCAAGCCGCTGAAACTGCGGGTCAAGCCTACGGGTCTGGCTGGCATAAACCGAATCCTCAAACCGTTGGCGGTCAAAGTCAGGCGCGTTGTAGCCTTGCAGTTCCGGCAAGCCCTCGGTGTTTAAGCCTTGACTAAGCGCGGTGTTCACCCGGCCAATTTGCTGGCCAGCCGTGTCAAGGGCGCTACCGTAAACGCCGGTCGAGCGTTCGTAGTTCTGCTGTTCAAGCGGCGAGAGCGTCGTTTCCTGACGGTAGCCGCCAGGTTGCGTCGGGTCTGCAACGTAGCGCGTTGTGCCTTGGGGGCCGCTAGTGCCAATAAGGTTTAACCTCTGCTGCTCTTGTGCCGTGCGCGTGTTGGCGCTTGCTTGCGCGTTGGCAAGCGCTACGGGATCGGGTGCGGCGGGGGGGCGAGGCTTAGAGATGGGGAACGCTCCCGAGACACGTTGAATCTGTGTTGCGACCACTCAGAGGCCAGCAAGCCGGATATGATTGTGTCATCGTCACCATAACCGCGCCTCACAGTCCCTTCGTGCTTAAAGCCGAATTTCTGTAGGAACTGGCGAGCCTTACGCAGTTTTTTCGGCGTGAGACTGGTGATCCGATTGCACCCAAGCTGGTCGAATGCGTAGCTGAGTATGCCCGTGACAAGGTTAGGCGTCAACCAGTTGGACCGACTAGCGGCAAAGCTAACCTCAATGTTGCGATATTGAGGTTGATATTGGTTGAAAACCACACCGCCTATGAGATTGTCGTGCTTATCGACCACCCCGATGGCCTCGCATGGTCCCCAGTCCAGTCCATGCCCAATCTGGTCCGCTACCCATTGAGCGACCAAGGGCGAAAACGGGCCAGAGACTAGCCTCAAAGCTGCCCGCCCGTCTGGTTTTCGTATTTCAGATTGAACGCAATAATCTCGCACGGCGCATTGGTGTTCCGTGCCGATTGCATCGCAATGATGCCGTCTGCCTCATAGGCCAGCGACGTATCATCATCCACGCCGAGGTCAATGAAAAGTGTGGCATTAGGCGCCACACGCATCCGCACGGCACCGCAGTAACCAATCCCCGTAACGCTCGTCCAGCTATCGCGCGTTTGCACAGCCTCAGACCAAACCGCTACATCCCAAAGGCCCGTATCCCAACGCCCGCCCGTTGTCCTAATCGTGGTCGGAACAGCGGTTGGCACTTTTTCTTTGAAGTCGGTAACGATTTCGATGGCCGGTGCCAGGTCTGCGCTAATCCGCAACACCGGCTGGATCATCTCAAACTTCTTCAGGCTGCCACGCGAGCCGAAATAGTTAAACGCCGTCTTGATGTCGCCAACGATGCCGGTGTTATTGTCCGCAAAGCCGCTGTCCCACAGACAGACAGAATCAGCCGCACCAAAATACATCTGGTCATTGGCCACAGCCCAGCAGAATGCATTGATGCCCGTAAACCGGCACCAAGCACCCGTCTGAACGTTCTGCACATACTGCTCCGACCGCGTGAGATTGGCTGTCGGGACGTTAAAGATTGCCAGCGTCCCCTTGGGATACAGCGCACCTTCCCAACCAAAGTTGTTGCGATATTTGGTCGTCGATTGCTGAAATGCGTTCTGGATTTTCTGCGTCAGCGCCACAAGGTTTTCTTGTGCGCGGTCCAGCTTCAGCGCCTGAGAAAGCGGAACGACACCGTTGGTCGTCAGCACTACCAGGTCAGAACCGTATTTGATGAGCGACCGGCGCGAGAGCGGCAGGCCGATGTCATAAACGCCAACCAGTGCCCAGTTGTTTGCGTCCGAAGGGTCAAGGCCCTGATACACAGCCACCTGTCCCTGCGTAGTGACCCACACTGCCAGATCATCGGCACCGGAACCACCATCAAGCGTCCAAGTGGCTTGGCAAAGGATTGAGCCGCCCTTGTCGAAAATCGGGCCGAGGTCCAGCAGATTAGCAGCGCCTTGGATGGCAAACGGCTCAAGGAACCAGCACCGCAGGCTATCCTCTTGCACAAAGAACAAACGGCCCTTGTGGTCCATCACGTCAACCAACGTGCGCGGGTCGAGGGTAATCACCCCAGCCGAGCCGGTAATGACCGTTGAGGCAAACGTAGAGCCGTCGTAATAGACCGGATCGACAGCCCCGTTAGCGGCAATCAAAAACGTCCCAGCGTCATTGGCAAAGTTAATCCATTGCCACCGCGCATTACCAGCACCGGAAAACACCTCAACCGGCGCATCGTTTTGATTGCTTACGTCGTAAAGCGAGCCACCCGCCGCTGCAAAAATCTTGTCGGCAGTCGTCGCGACACCACCGCGCCAAACCAAAAGCGATTCAGTCGGAAGCGGCATGCCCTCCTGCCACGGCACATAGCCCTTACGCAGTTCGACATAGCCAGCGCGGGGAATAAAGTTGTCCAGAATGACCGCGTTCTCAGGCGGCATATCAGCCAATGGCGATTGAGCATCCCATCCACCGACAGGCGCCGGGACAGCGCGTCCGATAGACACTCGCTGTTGAGTTACCGACCGTAAGGGCTGGCGACCGTATCGCTGCGCCGCTTGTCTCATATCGCCACCCATGCCCCGGAACGGTTCTGATAGCCTTGTGCGCCGATATAGAACAACCGACCGTCTGGGCTATCCGCAGCGGCTGGCAGGGCTGAACCATAGCCCGGCGCATACACTGACAGCAGCGAGTTAATCTTCTTGCGCTGCGTCTCTTGGTTTTTGGTGTCAGAAATGGTGACGAACAGAATCATCCGGGGAACCCGCCCTCTTGGATGTTTGTTGACCAGCCGTAATAGTTCCCACCCGTGCTGTCGATAATGGTGTTACCGCCATCTCTGGCCATGCGCTGATTACGCTCGCCCTGATAGGTGCGAAAATCCTCCGCGTAGTCCAAACCCTTAGACTTCAAAAATCGCCAGCGAAGGCCAAGCGGGAACAGCTTGTCATCCAGATACGTCAGGTCGGTGTCAGCAAGGAATGACGATTGCGCCGATCCGGCAGCCGATTTGGCCCAGTTTGTCGTAATGTATTCATACGCAATGGTCTGACCAACATCCGGCGTCGGGGTGACCAGAAACTGACCGTCCCGCTCAATAAACGCCAGAAACACCCTGTTTAGTTGCGGCTGGGCTTGGATAGCCTGCCACTCTTGAGGAGTAATAGGCCCGTAAATATAGCGCATCGTCGTTCTGTTAAAGAACGAGTTGGCAATAAAATGGTCCAGATCAGACGGGATTGCACTCGATTGAACCGCGCTTGCCACCGTATTAAACAGGTGTTGCCGACGCATCACCTGCCAATCGTAGGTGCCAGACAGTTCGTCGCCTTCTTCATTGGCCAGCGCGTAAAGCTGCTGAACCTGTGCGTCAGTCGAGTGTACGACTTCCGTAGGGACGGGGATGGACAGCAGACGACACGCCCGCTGGACAATCTGAAGAAGGTTCATCGCCATTGGTTAGGCCTTTGCAGGACGCCCGCGCTTTTTAGGGGCGGGGATGATTTC